GTATCTACCGGGCAGGAAGACCCCGTGGCGCAGATGCGCGCCGAGGCGGCAACCGAGACAAAACGAATCGCCGCAATCCGCAAAGTCTGCGACGGCGAGCACCCCGACATCGAGGCAAAGGCCATCGAAGAGGGATGGGACGCCACGCGCTGCGAGCTGGAGGTCCTTCGTGCTACGCGGCCGAAGGCCCCGGCGGTTCACGCCCGCGACGCCGACGGGGTAACCGGCCAGGTCCTCGAGGCAGCGTGCCTGCTGACCGGTGGGATTCGGGGCGACGATCTCCTGGCCTCCCACGGCGAGCAGTCGCTCGAACTGGCCGACAAGCGGTTCCGGGGCGGTATCGGCCTGCAGGAACTGCTGCTCGAGGCGGCGTGGGCAAACGGGTATACCGGCAGGAACTTCCGCGACAGCCGCATGGTGATGCAGTTCGCCTTCCGCCCGGAACTCAACGCGACGTTCAGCACTGTGGACATCGGCGGAATCCTGTCGAACGTCGCCAACAAGTTCCTCCTGGAGGGCTTTTTCAGCGTCGAGCGTACCTGGCGGAACATCTGCGCGGTGCGCAACGTCTCGGACTTCAAGACGGTCACCAGCTACCGGCTGATTGGCAAGGACCAGTACGAGAAGGTGGCTCCCGGTGGGGAACTGAAACACGGCGACCTGGGGGAAGAGTCGTACACCAACAAGGCCGACACCTACGGCCTGATGCTCAGCATCGACCGCCGGGACATCATCAACGACGACCTCGGCGCGATCACCACCGTACCGCGCAAACTCGGACGGGGCAGCGGCCTGAAGATCAACGACGTTTTCTGGACGATCTTCCTGGCCAACAGCGGCTTCTTCAAGACGGCAAACAAGAACTACGTCTCGGGCGCCGATACGGCACTGAGCATCGACGGCCTGACGAAGGCCGAGGTCAAGTTCATGGACCAGGTCGACCCCGACGGCAAGCCGATCGGCGTGATGCCGACGGTCATGCTCGTGCCCACCGCGCTGAGCGCCATGGCGACCATGCTCCAGAAGTCCCTGGAGATCCGCGACACCACCGCCGACACGAAGTATCCGATCGCCAACCCGCACCAGGGCAAGTTCCGCGCCGAGGTCAGCCGCTACCTGTCCAACAGCAGTTACACCGGCTACTCGGCCAAGGCGTGGTATCTGCTGGCCGATCCGGTGGATGTGCCGGTGATCGAGGTTGCGTTCCTCAACGGCCAGGAGTCGCCGACCATCGAGACCGCCGAGGCGGACTTCAACGTCCTGGGCGTCCAGATGCGCGGTTATCACGACTTCGGTGTGGCCCTGCAGGACCCCAAGGGCGGGATCAAGGCCAAGGGCGAGGCGTAACACGCTCGCCTACGGCAAGTAACGAATGCCTCTAAACAGCAGGAGATTTGAGATATGGCAACTGCAACGTTCATTCACGACGGCAATGCAATCGACTACACGCCCGGCTCGGATGTCGCGGCCGGCGACGTGGTCGTACAGGGCGACCTGATCGGCGTGGCCAAGCAGCCGATCTCCGCCAGCGCGCTTGGCGCACTGGCGGTGACGGGTGTGTTCGATTTCCCCAAGGCCACCGGCGGCGGTTCCGCCATCGCGGCCGGCGCTAAGGTCTACTGGGATGCGGCCGACACCGAGGCCAAGGAGGACGACGAGGCCGGGGCGAACAAGTACCTCGGAAAGGTCGTAGCCGCAGCGACCGACGACGACACGACCGTACGCATCCGCCTGGAGCAGTAGTCCGTGGCGGACCTCCTTAAACAGGGCTCCGACTGGCTGGAGCAGCAGCGAACCCAGCACTGCTCCAGCCAGGTCGAGTACCGCCGTGATGCGGAAGTCGCAACCGTAAGCGCCACGTTCGGCAAAACGGACTACGAAGTCGCCGATGACTACGGCCTGAAGATTGGCGCCAGTATCTATGACTTCCTTATCCTGGCCGGCGATCTCGACCTGGAGCCGGAAGTCGGCGACGTGATCGCGGCTAACGGCCGTAAGTACGAGGTTCTGGATTTTGGGACCGAGGGGTGCTGGCGATGGTCGGACCCGTACAGGACCACGATGCGAATCCACACAAAGGACATCGGAAGCGATGACTGACTGCAGCGAGCATTACGAGAGCATCTGCAAGAGCGAGTTCGCCGAACTGCACCGCAAGCTCGATCGGATCGACGAGGCCCTTCGCGGCAACGGTCGTCCCGGCCTGCAGATGCGCATGGACCGGCTGGAACAGGACCGCCTGGGACGCAGCAGATTCTTCTGGCTTGCGATGGGCACAGTCGGTACGTGCGCCGCAACGGCGGTGGCGATGCTTATCGCCCGATAGGAACGCGCAAATGAAACTCACAATCGACATCGCAGACGCCGTTGCAGCCGAACTAAACGCCGCTGAAGCGGGAACGTTCTCCGAAGACTTCACCGCCGTGCGGCGAGTCCTGCCGAAGTTCGAGCTTGCGGACCTGAAAGGCCTGAAGGTCTCAGTCGTCCCCAAGGGCGTGGAGATCGAGAACGCCAGCAGGGAAGCCCGGCGATGCGACATCTCGGTCGATATCGGCGTCCAGCAGAAGGTCGGCAAGGAGATCGACTCCGAGGTCGAGAGGCTCTGCGGGCTGGTCGAGCAGATCGCAGACTATCTCGCCGGCCGCGGACTCGTCGCTTCTGGCATGTCGGGCGTGAGGTTCCTGTCGATCGCCAACGAGCCGATCTACTCGACCGAGCACCTGGCCGACGACCTGGTCTTTACCTCGGTCCTGACAGTCACGTATCGCGCACTGAAATAGGACAAGAGCGATGAACAACACAATTATGCGAAAGATCGTCGTAACCGACAGCTACCAGCCGCTGGTAAGCGAGCCGCTGGTGGGCAGCGTGACGATATCCTGCCTCCCGACCAACGCCGGAGATGTCCTTTTCAAGGGCGACGACGGGTCAGACGTCCCCTGGAAGCCTGGCCAGTGGATCGATTTTCAGCGTGTAGACCTGTCGGAGATCGAGGTCAAGGGCACGCCCGATGATGTCGTGACGGCCATAGGAGGGACCTGGTAATGGGTTTCGGAGCATCAACTGAAGTTGGAAACGTCTCGGTCGATATGGTCCAGGCCGATGTGGACGCCATTATCGCCGGTATCGCCGGCGCTACGCCGAAAACACTGTCCGATATCCAAGATGACACGTCGTATCTCTATTCGTCATCGGCGGGCTCCGGTGTTGCTGACCTACTGCAATACAATGCCAGCGGCGCCGGATATCTCCTGTACAGCATGGAAAGCGATGTTTCATCGTATCTGTCTTATCTTTCCTCCCTCGACTACATCTATTCGTCATCGGCGGGGTATGGCGTCGCAGACGAGTTGTATTACTACCTCTACGATTCGTCGAACTACAAGCCGTGGCTGCAGACGGTCTGCGAACTCCTCAACGGATACGATTCGTATTCGCCGTTTTTCTCCAACGGCTACAGCGCCGCGTACTGGCTCGAACAGATATATACGATCCTGAGCGACGTTTGGGACTCGGGGAACCACGCACTCAAGACCGTCTGACACGCAGTATGACAACTTCGCGGGAAGCATCCGCGATCGACAGCAAGACAAGAAGGAAGAACCACGATGGCCAAACAGTACAGAATCGAAGAACAGGACGGCGAGAAGGTCGTGATCATGCGAAAGCCTCGCGGCGAGGGTTTTATCATACAGACCCAGGCGGAAGTCGACAGACGCATCGCATCTCTTGGCGACAGGATCACCGAACTGCAGGCGACTCACGACGCAGCCCCGACCGACCTGCTCCAAGAGGCCCACGATCGGCTCGATAAGCACATCGCCGGTCTGCAGGATCAAAAAACCAAACTTACCGCCGCCGGTGTCCGGACGGCCGTGCAGAAACAGATCGGCCCGCATATCGCCCACATGAACAAGACATTGGCTCTATTGCAGACCGTGCAGGCCGAGATGTCCCAGCCGCCGGCGTAAGGGAAGCCCGCAATGATCTCAATGAAGTTCAAGCAGATGTTCTTTACCTCCAAGGCCGTGCTGTCGGCGACAGACCGTGCGACCAGGCGGGTTCTGAGCAAATTCGGCGCTTACGTCCGCCGGGCGGCGAAGTCGTCGATTCGCAAGCGTAAAGCAATAAGCGCACCCGGCAAACCGCCGAGTAGCCACACCGGACTGCTCAAGAGGTTCATCCTCTTCGGATACGACCCGGCCAAACGCAGCGTGGTGATCGGGCCGCTGAGGCTCACCCGCGGCGGGCGTGGCGACGCCCCCCGGGCGCTTGAGGAAGGCGGAACCAGCCGGGTGGTTCGTCGCGGCGGGAAGAAGCGAGTGAAGATCAAGGCCAGGCCTTACATGGGCCCGGCGATGGAACGAGAAAAACCCAAACTCCCGCAGATGTGGCGGGATTCGGTAAGTACTTAAGGAGTAAACAGCAATGTCAGCAAAGACTTTTCTATTGGGCATGAACGCCAAGGCCTACCAAGGCGCCGCCG